ACAATAATCGCAGCCATTACCCACCAGCCTGTTCTGCCTTCTCCGCTTTAACTTCTTCTACCGCTCCACTTATTGCCAAGAGCCAATCTGCGTGAATCGCCGAAATGTTATCCACTTGGTCAGGTGTCCAACCGAAGCGATCTGCAAACTGCCAGTAATAAAAGCTTTCATCTGGATACTCAAAGTCTGAGAGTCGCTCACCGCCTTTGAGCCACCACTTTAATCTTTCAAGCTGGCGGTATCCGCTTTTGGGTTCTTCTCATTTTCGACTGTCTTGCTGAGGCTAGGGAAGAGCTTTGATTGCGCCTCCTGCGTTGCTTCAACGAGAGCGTCGTAGTCTGGGATTTCAAGCTCGTCAAGAGATTCCAGCTTGATTGAAGGAGGAACAAGGTCAAATGACCAAGATTCAACAAGCATTGCAATAAGCGCGTCGCCTAGAACGAGAGCCTTAGAAAGCTCGCCTTCTGCGCTATCGCTTGCCTTGATCACATTTTTACGGTCTTTGACGCGCAAGAGTGAAGGATCTTTGAGAACTACGGTTGCTCCTGAAGGGAGCTTTACTTCTTTAGACATTGTGTGCCTTTCCTGTTGGGTTGCCTTCCCTTTATCTTAACAAATCAAGGGCAAGTGGGTAGGGAAATCGGGAAGGCGTTCGATTTCAACCTACCCACCTGCTTGAAGATTACTGGTAAGTGCCAGAAGCCTTCGCGTTCTTCAGAACCCACTTGATTGGTGAGTATCCTGCGGTTGCACCTGCGTCTGTTGTATTCGCTTGGCCGTTAATGTCCACGGAAATCTTTACAAAGTCAGAACCGCGGTCGCTTGCTGCTGCGACGTAAGCACCCTTTGTGAGAGTAGCTTGAATCTGAACCGCGGTTGCACCTGCGCCATAAGCCCAGTTGAGAATGATTGCTGGCTGAGTATTTGTAAGGAAACGAGTGAGTTCTGTGTTGTCTTCCATAAGAAACTCAAGCTTTCCTGTTACTTCAAGAGGCCCAACAAAAACATTGTAAGGATTTTGAGTCTGGCTGATTCCATAAATAGGAGTTACCGGACGCTTCATTGCGATTTCACCACTCATTGAGTTAGTGATAGAAGTTCCGCCGATAGAAACTGTTCCTTGCCATACTGGAGTAGGGAGAACGGTTGAGAAGCTTGGAGTTGGAGTTGCTGCTGAAGCAGATCCCCAGCCAGTTCCCTTTGCGTCGTATTCAAGCATTCCGTCAGCATTGAATTTCAATGTGAAGTCGTGCATTTGAACGCCAGAGTATGTGCGAACTGCTGCTGCGTAGAAATCTGTGAATGTGTAAGAAATTGGCTGCGTATCAGCTGCTGCAACTCCTGAGTTTTCAACAGAAATTGTATGAGTGAAAGGAGCTGAAGCGCCTACTGTTGCTACATCTCCAAGGAGGCCAGCAATTCCATAACCAACGGTATCTGCAAAGACAGATCCGCCGAAGTCAATGGTTGAGCGAGTGCGACCCGGAATGTAATTGTAACTCTTTACGTTTGAACCGCGAAGTCCTTCGTCATAGAGTGGGTCAATAATGTCAACGGCCTTTAAGCTTGAAGCCATTACTGGAATAAAATCTGTTGGAGTTACTGGAGTGCCTTTTGTTACTTCCTTGGCTACGCCTAAGTAACTTCTGACGGACGCTTGTACTGACATTACTTCACCTCTTCTGCGGTTGAGTCAGACGAGGCTGACGGTTCAATAATTGCTGGGGTTTCTTTTACTGGTGTGATTTTAACAGAATCGTCAAAAGACTTTCCTGCTTCGAGAATAACGCCAAGCGTAGGATACTCGCGCGCGTCGCTTCCCTCGTTAGTGATTTTCATTCTTGCTCCTATGCTTGGATCATCTCTGTTACGTCGAATTGTATCTCAGCGAAGGTTTCCGTTGCAGGGCTTCCCTCGACTGAAGCTGGCTCTCCGTATGTGCAGTTGATTTCTGGTTCGGCACCTTGCCAAACTAGAGTTCCTGTTGCGTCGCCGAAATTATGGTCGGCGCGTAATCTGGTTTTGATTGCGTCAATGAGAGTGTCAAACTCAACCATTGCGTCTTGTGAATTGCGAACAAGTGAGTGCTGATAGACCTGAAGAATGATTGAGTAATCTACGCGCTTCCACCCGTTAGTTGCTCCTCCGATAGCCAAGCGCTTTTCGCGCTCGCTCTGAATGAAGATTACTACGGCAGCACGAGAGAGCTGACCCGGCTGGGAATTGACTTGAAAATCTATGCGCTTGGGAAAGCTGGTGAAGATTTGGTTGAGATTTGTAATGTTTCCTGCCAAGAGATAGTTGTAAAGCGTCGCGCGTACGCCTGTGCGCCCTGCCATTAGCGAATCCGCTTGTATAGGTCAAGCATTCTCAGCGCCAGCTCAATCTCTGAGCCATAGAGCGCGCCTCCTGAAATGTTGCCCGTAGGCTGGGTTGTAATGCTCATAGTCAAGGAGCGATCTCCTCGAACCTTCAGAAATGCCGTTGTAATCAAGATACAGGCTTCTTTGATTGTCTGGGGTAGATTGCTTATCCCAACGCCAGAAGCGTGCGTATAGGTCAGCGCAGAGGTCAAGGGAACCGTTGTAGATCCGTAGGTATAGCTGCTGGAAACAGTTACTCGCTCGCTGCTTGCTCCGTCATAGATTCTGAGCTTCATTCCGGCAACAATTCCGTCGGCAGATTGGACGGTGAGAGAGCTTGCTGCTGCGGTTGCGCTTGCAATTAGGTTGTTTGCATAGCCAGAGGTGTATTCATAGCGCGTGTAAATCTGCTGGCGTGGAGCGCCATAAGGTCCGAAAGCCAGAGGGCCTTGGCTGGAATAGGTCGTCGCCATGTTAGCCAGAGGAATAACTACCTGCTGGCTCTCAAACCAAGCCTTCGAGGGATCTGGGAGGGCAACCAAATTGTTAGGGTCAGCTCCATAAGAGAAGCTCTGAAGAGAAATGATTGGGCTGTTGTTGGGGTGAAGGGCGATTGTTCCTTGGCCTGTAATCCGAACGCGCTGGGTTTCTGTTTGAGTTGAAGCGTTGAGATTTTGATTCAGATACTCGTCCATAAATGAAGAGGCGCGCAGGATTGCATTCGCTAGTTCTGCGTCTTGCGCTTGGGCATTGCCTCCAACGACAAGATTGTCAAAGTCAATGGAAGTCGGAGCGTTTTTGTATTCGGCGACAGTAATGTAAGGATTCTCGCTGAACGCGCTTTGCGGTGTTATACCTGTCGCCATAGCTTAGTCTCCGTCTTTGTTTATTTCCGAGCTGCTTTCATGACCGCAACGGCCACATTTTTTAAACCAGCTACCGAATCCGCATTCGTTACAAGTGTAACCGAGGTTGTGATTTGTTGTCGCTCCCATTAGAGAAGCCTCAAAGAATCCCTCTGCCTTCATTGCTCGCGCGTCGTTATCGCTGACGGTATAAACCCCTGAGCGATTTGGCTTGTAGCTTCTGTTTCCGATTGTGGTTTCAGCTACTCGCTTATCCGGTGCGACCATTCTCTTCGCCATGCTTGCCTCCTAATTTTAGAGTGAGCCTTTTAGCGACTTGCTCAGGTCGTGCCTTATCTCTAGGAGATAAAGAGGGTTACTTATGCGCTTGTGATTCCTGAAACTGCGCCGTTCCATGCTGGAGCGGTGCAGAAGAATGTTCCGCGGAAGTATGTTGAGAACTCATACGCGAACTGAGTTACTGGCCATTGAATGCCCATGTAATCTTGAACGAGGAAGTTGCTCCATACATCGGAAACCTCTGTATCTGGAATTGGAAGTGTGAAGGAGAGAACTGGAGATACGCCCTGTGGAAGCCAAGGGTGAACTTCAAGATCTACTGCCTTACCTGTAACTTCATTCTGAAGACCGGTAACGATTGAGCCATAAGTGGTTCCACTTGTGCCCGGGTCGTTAATAGTTAAACGATAGTTAGCATTTGAGCCAGACTTGATTGCGTCTGAGAGCTGCTTGCGGTCATTACCGTTAAGGAGAACCAAATCTGGATCTGCCTTGACTGAATCATAAAGACGCGCAAACACTGTCTGGAATTCCGCACCCGGATTAGAGGTTGAGAATGTGGAGTTGATTGCGTTGTTAAATCCTGAGTTTGCACCAAGAACTGTTGGAAGGATTCCGTCGTAACCTGTTGCATAAGCAGAAGTATCTGCGCTTGCACGAGAAGCTGCTGCACCTGTTGTGGTGAGAGCTGCGTTGTTACCAGTTAGGCCCTGAGTTCCTGCACCCTGAATTGTGAAGGTACCTGTTCCGCGAAGCGTTCCCTGATACTTGAGGTTTGCTGCACCTGTTGCAGTTCCAACATAAATGTTGTAACCAAGAGCGCCAGCAACCGCAGTTGAAACTGTAACTGTAAGAACGTCGCCAGAAGCAACAACAGTATTCGCTTCAGTTCCGAGGATTGACTCACCGAAACCTGTTGTTGAAATACCAGCGTCAGCAGTTACGTTAACGTAGTAAGTGTTTGCTGCGATTGCAACCTGTGATCCTGAAGCAACTGGAGAAGCAAGTGCGAATGTTGGTGCTGAAAGCGCTCCTGAATAACCTGAAGCAGTTCCGCGTGCCATAAGCATCATGCGCTCTTCCATAAGCATTGTTGCGTATAGAGTAGAAGTAGATGAAAGCTGACGGAGATCCTGATACCCAAGGCCAGAGAAGTTAGCGTCGAAGCTTACTGAATCTGAAAGTGAGTATGAGTTGTAAGGTAGAACTAGATCATCAGCTGCGTAAGAAATTAACTTACCGCGCTCGTAGTTGATTGAACCGAACGCTTGAGTTGAAGTTTCTGTGATACCCGGCCAAGTCTGTCCGACTCCGCCTGTACCTGTACCTGTGTATCCAAGAATTCTCTTGACGCGGTGTGAAGTACCAACGCCCTTCTTGCGCGGAATGCGGTTACGAAGTGGAGTTGGTCGTGGTGTGAGCAGCTTTGCAGGTGCTTCGAGATCGAAGGCTGCGAAAGAGGTGCTCAATGGAGAGGTGAGAGTAATGTCTTTCTGAATCTCCTGCATTGCTAGACGCTGAGAAGCGAGAGCATTGTTGAGACCAGCGAGAGCGTCTGGAGCGAGCGACTTGCTTGCTGCCAGTGCTTCAAGTTGAGCAGTTGGATCTACGGCTGGCGCTTGACCCGGAACAGAAGAAGAGTTTGAAAGTGACTTACCGAGGACTTCGGTAAACTCTTCCATTTTCTGAGCTGCTTCGAGTGGGCTTGCGTCGCCGAAGAGATCCTTTGCGCGTGGCATTTCCGCCATGAGTTTAGTTCCTTTCGGGTTAGTTGTTTTTAGTAATTGCGTCTGCTTCGGTGAAGTATTTCTCCGCCAAAAGTTTGTAACCCTTCATAAGATCAGGGTCAGTTGACGCGTCTGCTTTAGCCTTGTAGGTGGCTGCCTTTACTAGAAGATCATTTGTTGAATGATCGACTGGTTTGATAGTCCTTTTCGGACCACCGGCGACCGCGAGTGACTTTGCAACTGCTAACTCCGATTCCAAACCTACCGCCTTACTAACTGCTGCCTCTTTTGCATTAGCTAGTTGGGCGATCTCTGACTTTAGAGATTCGGTAGCGCTCTTGATTGCTTTCTCAACGATTGCTTCAATTTCTTCTGCGAGATTTTCACCCTCAGAAACTTTTTCTTCTTCGGCTGCTGGAGCCTCTTCTGTTGCAGGAGTTTCTTCTGCTGGCGTAGCTTCTTCAGCTGGAGCAGCCTCTTCTGCCTCTGGCAATTCTTGATCCTTTAGCTCAGAAACAACCTCTGTTGGCTCTGCGCTCTTGGGAGTTTCTTCAGGAGAAACAATGTCCGCGGTGGTAACGTCTGATCGGCCGTGAGATTCTTCTGGCAGACCGCAACCGCATTCTAAGCACTTGTGAGTTTCGGCAGATTTGTGTCCTTCTTTAGCTGAGGTGTATTTTGAGTAGCATTCTTTTGCAAACTCTTCGTCCATTCCAGCCTCTTTGCAGCGCGCCTTGAATGCGTCAAAAGTTTCACCCTTGTTTGGTTTCATTTCTTTCATGTGGTGAGATTTTTCTTCGTCTTCTGGCTTTGCTGCCAATTCAATGTCTTCTGCTTCTAAGACTTCGCCTTCGCGAACTTCGCCCTGATACCACTCGAATAAATGGTGAACCGCTGAGAGCAGGTGAGCGATAGACATTTCCTCGTTGCTGCCTTCTGAATCCATTTCACCAGCTTCGACAACAATGAGTTGGGCAAGAGCGCGACGCGCGTCTTCGTATAGCTTCTGGTCAAACTTAACAATGTCCGCAGGAGCGATTGACTTTGAGAGTTCGATAAGTTCTTGTGCGTTCTTCATAAGTAGTGCTCTCTTTTCTGCGTCGTCTGAAATCTGGAGTAATTCTAGTACAAGAGGGCTTGCTTCTGCACTCTTCTCTTTCTTCTTGTATGTGCCTCCGCGCTTTTTGTATTCGCGAGTTACCCAAGCATTCGCTACCGCTGAAGGATAAACTTCAAACTTCTTCTTGGCTTCAGCTTTGACGCGTGAGTAAAGTTCCTTATCCGCTGGCTCTGAGCTTTCTCCGCCGGCGTTGATTCCTTCGTAATCTGTCTCTTCTTTTTCGATTAGCTCTTCAGTTTTCCACATACCGCTTTCGCCTTCTGCGCTCTTGGCGAGGACAAGTTGGCAGTTGGGGTTCGCTGGGCGATCAACAAGCGACACTTCGACGATTTGGCCGTCAATGATTCTTCCGTTTACTGCCTTGGTATCGCGCACAACGCGTGGGGATTTGATTCCGATACTGAAGCCTTTGAGGACTCCTGTATCTACTTTCTTGACTGAGATTGGATCAACAACAAGCGCGTGAATGTAATGCCCGTCGGCTTTCTTCTCGTATTCCTTGGCAACTCCAGCAGCGATTGAAGAGTGCTGCTCGCGAATGTTTCCGCCAGATTTGAACCACTCTGGCATAGCTCGGTCAAGCCAAACAGGATCACAAATCTGTTGGTCAATGTCCAGAGAATCGTCTGTCGCCTTTCCGTAAACCATAAGGGTTCCGTCGTCGCGCTTATCAGCTTTGACAATCTCAAAAAAGGCGGTAGTTAAATCATTCACTGTCGATTTCTCCTTAGAGTCATTTTCTTTCACAATTTTTTTAGCCCATGCCCACCCTGCGTCGCCACCCCATAGCAACCAAGCTATGTAGCCAGCGCTATCTACTCCCCAGCCTTCGCCCTTTTTATCCACTTCGTGGCGAGCAAAGTACGAGGTCATTCTTTTTACTGTATCCAAGGATACGGCAGAGCCGTTCGAAAGGTCGCGCGCGCGAGCGACTCCAATAGCGGTTCCGCCTCTTCCGTATTTCTCCCGTAATTCTAGACCGCGTTTCGCATTAGCGCGAACGGGTGCCGGAGGTATGAATCCGTCTGCCATTATGAGTTCGAGAACTGTCCGGTAAGCAAGACGCCTACCACCGCGGTTTTACCTGCTGCACAGATTCCGTAAAGAGTATCTCCAGAGAAAAGCTGAATCTCAAACTTGTTTGCAATTCCGGTTGTGGTAAATTTAGTAAGTACATAGCCATTGGTAATTGAAACATTAGACGCCCCAACGTGGCAATCATTTGTATTGTCAATGTTGTTAATGAAAACGTCCATTTTTCCAAACTTGCCGTCATTTGAAACAATCATAGTTGGAGTGTCGGTTAAAGTTACCGAATA